ACGCCCGAAATGATGGACGTCATGCAAATCGACGAAGCCAACCGAGCCGGCTCGCTGCTCCAGCTCGTCCAAGCCGGTGTCCCACTTCGTGGAGCGATGACTATCCTCGGATACGACGGCATCGAGGAGGCGCTTGGCCCCGTGCCCGTCGTGCCCGCACTGCCAGAGCCACCGCCGGACACACCGCCGGACGAAGTGATAACACCGCCGGACGAAGTGGCGACCAAGCGTGCGGAGCATTGGGAATTACTCGCAAAAAAACTTGAGCGTCGCATTAAAGCCGGCAAGAGCGCCGTGTGTGGCTTTGAGAGCGACGCTATCAGCAAAGACGAAGTCCAATCCGTGATGGCGCGCATAACCCCGCAGATGACCGTACACGAGGCGCGCCACATCGTGGACGAGGTCAAGGCAGTGGATGACATGACCGACGATGAACGACGCATCTATGACAAATTGGTGACAGAGTTCCGCAAGCGCGGCGAGGCATGGGTGCGCAAGATTCTCCGCAATGAAACCGTCGACCCCACGTTGGCCGACATCGTCGCACCGGTGCTCAATGCAGAGCTCAGCCGTGTCGCACAGGCACAAATTGACAGCATCGGCACCAGCATCGGCGTTCCTGCGACGGACGCCGCGCAAGACCGTGTGGTGGATTGGCTAGTGGACTACGTGCCACTCGAGACCCGCAACATTGACGCCACCACTGCGAAGCGCATCAAGAAAGTCATTGACGCCTACCGCCAGACATCGGGCATGACCTCGCAGGACGTGGCCGACATGATTCGCCCCAGCGTTGACCCCGCCCGTGCGTTGATGATTGCACGGACGGAAATTGTACGAGCGCAGACACAGGGCAACGTCATCTACCAAGGGTATCTGCGAGAGCGTGGCCTGAACTACGAGCGGACGTGGATTACTGAGGTCGACGACATCGCATGCCCCATCTGCGGCCCTTTACACAACACGCCGGAGACGACGTGGCCGGCTGACGTAGCCGGTGGGCCGCCCGCACATCCGAACTGCCGCTGCTCCACAGCGCTGCGCTTGGTGAAATCATGAACCTCGAAATCGACGTCATCGCCAACGTGTCCCTCGGTGCCTACCGTGAAGCGGTGCGCACGATTACGCTGGCCTACGCAAAAAGCGTCGAAGGTGAGATACAGACACAGAAGCCACCGCCGCCGAAGAAGGGCGCACAGGTCTACAAGTCGGAGAAACAGCGTCGCTTCGTGATGGCCATGATTGGACAGGGCAAGATTAAAGTGCCCTACGTGCGTGGTCGTGGCAACACGCTAGCGGGAAGCCAGAACCTCAGTCAGTCGTATCGTGTCGCGCTCGACGGTGACAGTGCAGTACTGTACAGCTCGGCCAGCTATGCGCCCTACGTCATCGGCGACCAGCAGGCGCCGATACATCGTGGTCGTTGGCTCACCGCTAGCAACGCCGCTCGCATCGTAGCCGATCGGGGAGAACTCGACCTTATTGTGCGTCGCACATTGGAAGGGATGAATCTGTAATGCCGTACTACATGGAAGCCGTTGAGGGAGAGTTCTGCGTGTTCAAGGAAGGACAGAGTGAGCCGCTGGAGTGCTACGACCGCGAGGCGCAAGCGGAGGCGTATCTGACTGCGCTCAACATCGCCACCGCCGACGAAACCAAAGCGGAGACTGATACCCACATCCCACCCGAAGCGGTCGCAGAGAACGCACGCCGTGCACTCGAAGTCAGAGCGGAGAAGCCACCAAGTGAGCGCGGCATGACGCCGGTGGGCTTGGCCAGAGCTCGGCAGTTGGCCAATCGCCAGCCGGTGAGCGTGGCCACCCTGCGCCGCATGGTGTCCTACTTCGAGCGCCACGAAGTGGACAAGCAGGGTGAGACGTGGTCGGAGCAAGGCAAGGGATGGCAAGCATGGCAGGGCTGGGGAGGCGACGAAGGCTGGGCGTGGGCTCGGCGCATTGTAGAGAAAGAGGACAGCATGAACGACGAAGCTAAGGCACTGCACATCATGGTGCACGTGGAAGTCACTGAGGATGGCTACGAAGCGCAAGACGAAGCCGAAATGGAGCAAGGCATTGCGGACATTGTGGAAGCCCTTGACAACCCCGTGACAATGGAAGTAGGAGGGCACTACGTGGACGTCATTAAGTCAAATCCGCAGGCGGTGAAAGCCGTCGACGACTACATCATCAAGGGGCGCGGCGTCGTATACGGCGGTGTCGACCTGACACAAGACCGCTTCACCGCGGACACCGACTTTGGTGGATCACGACCGTTCGAGGGAATGCCCGTGTTTTACGACCATGCACTCGGCGGCATCAAATCGCAGATTGGCACGGTCAAGGCGTGGACGCCCACCGATGACGGCATCGATGTAGAGATTGAGCTTGATCGCCGCCACAAGTACGCTGCCGACGTGATGAAACTCGTTGAAGCCGGAGCGCTCGGACTCAGCACCGGCGCCGTGTCGCACTTGGTTGTACGCCAACCCATCAAGGGCGGCTACGAAATCAAGCGCTGGCACGTGGCAGAGATTAGCCTAACGCCCGAGCCCGCCGAGCCCCGCACCATCACCGAAGTCAAGAGCGAAGAGGACGCCGCGTCGAGCATGGCTGACGCATTGTCAACGCCTGACGATACAGAGACCACACCAGAAAACACCGAATCACCAGAGGAGACCAAAGCCATGCCAGAAGGCATCATCGACAGCTCTCGTCGTGACGAGCCCCAAGTCAAGACCGCATTGCCCGCCGCACCTGCGGAGAATCCGTTCGACAGCAACGAGTACTACCGCGCCTACAAGCGCTTCATCGATGTGAAGAAGCCCATCGAAAAGCAGGACGACGGCGCCGATGTGTTCACCACGCTCCGCAACGCCACCAAGTCATACGCCGTCAAGACGCAGACCGAAGGCACCAACAACGACGGTGGTTTCACGGTTCCCACGGCGATTAACCGCCAAGTGGTCGCACGCCGTGACGAATCCAGCCTGCTTGGCCAGTTCCGCTTTATGCGCGTCACCACGGACACGTGGAAGGTTGTGGTGCCCGCACAGTCAACCAAGGCGACCGCTGGAATTGTCGCAGAAGGTGTCACCGCCACCGCCAGCGAGCCGAACATCGCCAATAGCAAGACCATCCAGCTGTACAAGGACACGCTCGAGTTCGCCATCACCGAAGAGCTCCTCGCTGACACCGCCAGCAACTACGAAGAGTTCTTAATGAACGAAATCGCTCGCGCCATGGCCGTCAGTGTGAATACGTTCATCATCACGGGCACGGGCTCAAGTCAACCGTACGGCATCTATGCACGCGTGACCAACGACATTTCACTGAGCGCCACCGTGGCCACCTCGGCGCAGGTGCTCAATGTGTCAACCGGCATCAACGGCGCATACATGACCAACGGCGAAACCGGCTTCGTGATGCGAAATGCCACATGGGGCGCCATTCGCGGTCTTGACCTTGCCAACACCGGCATGATTCTGACCAGCATGGAAGGCGGCGTCCGTCGCATCGAGTCATGGCCGGTCGCGCTGAGCGAACAATGTGCAGCATACGGCGTGTCAGGCAACGAGCCCATCATCTTCGGCAACTTCGCATACTACGCCTTCGCTGAGCGCACCGCTGGCGTGCAAATCGAGCGCGACTACAACCCGCGCACGGGCACCACCTTCATGATCGCCAAGTGGCGCTTCGGTGGAGACGTGACACAGCCAGAAGCCTTCGCTATTGGCAAACACGCCTAATAATGCCACGGGCGCGCTGATACATTCACCAGCGCGCCCACTGGAGACACTATGCAAGTCCAGCTATTGTATGCAGCGGCACAAATCGGCAAGGCGGGCGAACTCATCATCCACGCCGCGGGCGACATTGTGGATTTTGACGACCGCGACGCACAGGCACTGATTGAACAGGGTCAAGCCATCGCAGTCGAAGAGCCCGAGCCCGTCCCTGTAAAGCGAGTTCCAAAGAAGGTGCTCTAAATGGCGTACATCACGACCGCACAGCTCAAATCGTATCTGGGCATCACGGTCAGCACCGATGACACGGAGCTGGGCTACATCGCCGACCGTGTCACGGCGGCGATTGACTCGTACTGCCACAGACACTTTGAGCCGGAGTCAGACCACGGTGCAGCGGCAAGCCACACGCACTACTTCACACCGCTCCTCGAAGTAGACGGCGGCGACCTGCTGGATTGGCGCACGCTGAACCTGCGCCACGACTTGTCAGAACTGACCAGCATCACCAACGGCGACGGCATCGCCATTGCGGCGGGCGACGTGGTGCTTTTGCCACTGAACGTCAAGCCGACAAACTTCATTCGTATTAAGTCCGCCGTCAACAAGACATGGACATACAGCGAAAGCCCTGAAGGATCGGTAGCCATCGCAGGGAAGTGGTCGTACAGCCTCGACGTGCCCGACGACGTCAAAGCGGCGGCGCTGCGCTGGGGTGCACACCTCTACCGACTGCGCACCGGTGCCACGGCAGTGCCTGCCGATGTGACCATCAGCGCCGACGGCAGTGCCTTTGTATCAAACCGCATCCCGAGCGACGTGGCCCAGCTCCTGCGTCCGTACATTCGGAGGTCGTAGCATGGGAAGCCAGCTCGACAACATCCTCGATGCGCTTGAGGCGATGAGCATCACAGGGTACACGTACACCGTCTACCGTGGCTCGACGCTGAAAGACGTCATCGACATCGCCAACACGCCGTGCCGCATCATCTCGGCGATTGGCGTGCAAAGTTCCCGCACCGATCGGCTGACGTTCGGCAGTGGTGGACTGATGAAGACCGAATGGACGATACAGGACACTGCGCTGATTCGCTTTGCCTCACTCGGCATTGGCCTGCGTGACGTGGCGGTGTCCATGGAGGGGTATCTGGCGGCGTACCACGAAGCGGTGCGCAGTGCTTTTGATGCCAATTCTCGTTGGGTCATCACCGACGTGTCACTGCGCAGTCAGGTGCTGGAGTGGCCAGCGGCGTCGGGCAATTTTTACGATTCAGTCGTAGCCACGCTCACCGTGGCAGACATCATAGAGTAGGGAGACACATACCATGGCACAAACCACCGGAGCCATTACCGGAGCCGCCGCAGCTGTGTACCTCAAGGTCGCCAGTGGGTCGCTCATCGACTACAGCGGACAAGCGCAGAGTGTGGACGCCGTCACAGCAACGCGCATCAACAGCGAGGCCTACACCTTCGACGGAAACAACGCCATTATCCTCGTGGGCAAAGAGGAGCCCGTCGAAGTCACCTTTAACTTTCTCTACACCGAAGTGGCGCTCGAACTCTGGGAAGTGGCCGAAGCTGCATTCCAAGGCGCCAGCGTCGTGCAGGTCAAGTGGGAGCCGAAGGGCTCAACAGGGAAAGAACTCATCACCGATGCGGGTGGATACATCACCAGTATTGTGTACCCTGCGGTAGACGCATCGTCATCGGGGCCAGTTGTCGCATCCATCACGGTGCGCGCGCCTGGCATCTCATTTACCGCATAATTTGGGCGGGGCGGCGTGACGGGACACCATGCCGCCCAGCCATGATACATCGTGTCCCATGCAAAGGAGTGTCCCATGACTGAGTACAGCGTCAACCCTGACAGCATCTATCTCGACGACATTGCCGAGCTCACCGACGCACTGAAAAACAGCGACTTCAAGCGCCTGAACGCCGTGCTCATTCGCTGTGTGTCCGACATCGACGGCAAGCCCGTGGAGCGCATCAAGGCGACACACGCCGTCAAGTTGGCCAAGCGCATCGTCGAGGCGATCACGGACAGCAACTCGGGAAACTGAAAACGGCAGTGCTAGCGCATCTTTGGACGAATGAAGACATGCCGATTGAGTACCTCGAGCTCGTACTTTGCAGAGATGTCTACCACTGCCCACCGAGTCAGCTTCCACCGTGGCACGTCATCAAGCGCCATCTGATATGTATGGATGCAGAGGCGACCGTGCGCAAAGCAAAGGAAAAGAAAGGCGCAAAGCGTGGCTGAGACCGTAGTAATCAGATTTAGAGGTGAAGACGATGTCACGCCCGTGGCCAACAAGGTGACGGGTAGTATCGATGAGGTCGGAAACAGTGCGAGGAACGCTGGCTCCGGCTTCTCGGCGCTCAAAGAAATCGGCATTGGCGCACTGCGGGGCATCGGCGAATTAGCACTGGATGTCGGTAAGAATGCGCTCGCTGGCACCTTTGATTTTTTCAAGACCGCCGTGCAAGGAAGTGCTGAGTACCAGAGCGCACTTGCACAGACCGAAGCGGTGCTGACATCGACCGGCAGTGCGGCAGGCGTGACCAGCGAAGAGCTGGAGAGCCTTGCTCGTGGCTTGTCGGCAGTGAGTGGGCAAAGCCTCTTCACTGATGACCAGCTCCTCAGTGCACAAAACGTCCTACTCACCTTCACCAACATTAAAGAGTTTGAGTTTGCCGACGCCACCGCCGCCATCGCCGATTTGAGCCAAGCCATGGGCCAAGATTTGCAGAGTTCAGCGGTGCAGGTCGGTAAGGCGCTCAATGATCCGGTGCAGGGCATCACGGCTTTACAGCGTGTCGGCGTCAGCTTTACCGAAGACCAGAAAAATCTGGTTGAGTCGCTCGTTGAGACTGGCGATGTGGCAGGCGCACAGCGGATTATCCTGTCCGAGCTTGAACGGCAGTTCGGCGGAAGCGCCGCCGCCGCCGCACAAACATTCAGCGGTCAGATGGTCGTCTTGTCGGAGAAAATTGAGGACGCCAAAGGGTCGATTGGTGACGCGCTGCTCCCGCTCCTCACAGAGCTGGGCGGGGTTTTCGATACGTACATCATGCCGATTATCAAAGACACCACGGCGACGATCGGCGCGTTCTTTCAGGGCATCAGCGACAACGGTGGCATCGTAGCCACACTGAGCGACATCAAAACATCCATCATGGCGTTCGTCGACGGAAACCCCATTCTCCAGCGCTTGATTGACCTATGGAACACGCTGAGCACTAGCATTCAGCAAATCTTTGCCGATGCGACCGACCTCGCCTCCGACCCTGCGGTGCAGAATTGGGCATCGCAAATACTCAGCGTGCTTGAGTCGCTCGCACTGGTCATCATTGACGTGGTCATCGTGGCCATTGATGCGCTCACCATCGCCTTCGGGCTTCTCGTCGACGGTATTAAGTGGTTTGCCACCACGATGCAGCCCATTTTTAACTACGTCTACCCCAAAATGGTCGAGTTCCTCACCTACATTTCGCAACTTCTTCGAGGCGACTTTGCGGGCGCATGGGAAACCATCCGCACACTGGTCAGCGGAGTGTGGAACGACATCAAGACCGCAACGAGCAAAGTGGCTGAGGAAATCACGAGGCGCGTTGAAACGTTCATCGAGGAGACGATTGGCAAAGCCAAGGCGCTCGGCAAGGACATCGTGGACGGCATCGCAGGCGGCATCAAAGACGCACAGGACGCCGTGCGAAGGGCACTAACCAACGCTATCAATAGTGGCATTGACTTTGTCAAAAAGTTCCTCGGCATCGCCTCACCAAGTCGAGTTATGGCGGAAATCATCGGCGCGCCTATGGCGCAAGGCATCGCCGCCGGCATCGCCTCAGGCATTCCGGACATACAGCGTGCGCTCAATGTCGCCATCACGGCGGCGACCGGAGCGCCGACACAAACGGTGCAAAACTTCTATCTCACTGCGAACTATCAGACCGCACAGAGCCAGTCCAGCTTGACCGCTGATTTGCGGGCAATGCAGTTACTGGCAGGAGGCGTGGCCTAATGGCATACTCCATCACGTACACCACGGCGGGCACGACGTACAACCTGAACGGGCTCAACGCCTCGCTCGGTGTCACTCTGCGCTATCTTGGCGACCAAGGCTTCGGCATGGCACCCATGCACCGCATCACTCAGCGTGGGCCACTGCAGCACGGCGACAGCGATATCGACTTTCGGCTTGACCCTCGTATCCTCCAGCTTCCGCTCCTCGTCGAAGCTTCGACCCTCAGTGCGGGCTACGAAGCCCGTGAGGCGCTCACCAAGATTTTCACACCGGCCAACGGTGTGGGGACACTGCGCATCATCAGCGATGACATTGACCGTGCCATCGACTGCGTGACGCTGGGAGGCATGGACTTCAACGCGGACGTGGCCATGGGATGGCACGTGCGCACCGTGGTGCAATTGAGGGCCAGCGATCCAACGTGGTACAACCCCACACCGATCAGTGGTGGCGCCACACCAACGATTGCAGGCACCCCGACGCCGGTGCCACTGCTCGTGCCGTGGACGGCGGGCGCATCGGCGCTCAATTCCACGCTGTCCATCACCAATGACGGCACGTGGCTGTCCTACCCCATCATCACGGCGGTGGGGCCAATCACGAGCCTTGTCATCACCAATACAACAAGCGGCGATAAAATCGAAGTGAGTGGCACGATTGCGTCGGGAGATACATGGACGTTCGATTTGCGCTACGGGCGCAAAACCGTGATCGACCAGACCGGCGCCAATAAGTCATCGTCCATCACCGCCGATTCGAGCTTGGCCACGTTCGCCATTGAGCGGGGCGCCAACTCCATCACGGTGACAGGGTCGAGCACGGGCGCCGCATCCGCAGTGGATCTCGTGTACTACACACGATATGTAGGAGTATAAGAGCATGGCAGAGCAAAGCATGTTTTGGCCCACCACGGGCACGGGCGACGGTGTCAGCGGTGGCTACAATGAAACCCGACTGAAGGACATCTGGAAAGCGACAATCGGCAGCGGGGTACTCAAGTACCTGAACGACCTCGCCGTCACGGGGTCAGGCACGTCGAACCTCGCCATCGCTACCGGCGCGGCGGTGGTCTCTGGGTACCTGTATGAGAACAATACGAGTGCCACGATT